GAATCGCTGCGCCGGATCATGGCACGGGCGGCCTATCACAAGTGGTCGATGGACAATCTCGTCTTCGGATCGGGAGGGGGGCTGCTTGTCCACCAAGCCGAACGCGACACGCACCGCTTTGCCATGAAAACCAGCGAGGTCGTCGTCGGCGGCGAACGTGCTGCGGTGCAGAAGGTCGTCGCGACCGATCCGACCAAGGCATCCAAGGCAGGCCGGTTCAAGGTGGTTCAGCCCAAGGCAGGTAGTCCGCTGATTACCTATGCTTATCAGCCCGATTCCGACATCGACCCGTGGAGCGACCACCGGGATTGGCTTGCCCTCGTTTACGAAGATGGTCAGCTTTACAACCAGCAGTCGTGGGAATCGGTTCGCGAGCATTCGACCGCTTTTCGTGACCTGTTTGAGGGAAAGTAAATGGGCAAGACCTCACGCGAACTGGAAGCCAAGTTGGCAAAAATGATCTTCGGCCACGGTGCGCTAATCACGCACCGTGGCATAGATGGGGCTGGTCATAATGTCATCAAATACCAGATGGGCGATGAACAGCGAAGCATCCATTATGCCCTGACACCACGTCAGGGAGGGCGAAGTGCCAAGAATACTATCACTCGATTGCGGCGCGATCTACGTGAATTGATCAAGATCGTTCCTCCAGATCAACGTCACCACGAAAAGCCGAAAGCTAAGCCGGAACTCGTAGAACCTGAGCATGTCCCGACTCCGCCCAAGAAGTGCATCACAGCGGAGCGAAGGAAAGAAATGCTCAAGGCGTATCTTTCCATGGAGTCTATCGAGGAGTTCATGCAAACATACGATCTTTCGCTGAGTGCCGCCCAAACCATGATTCAAGGGCAAAAGGGCCACGCAACAGAAAAGTATCGCAAGGAATGCGCCCGCGCCCGCATGAGCGAACCCTACCAGCACGAAGCTCCGATGCGTGTTACAGAGCCAGCGCCCGAAGCAAGTGAAGAGACCCAACGTAAGACCTATCCTTCAAAGGGTATGTCACACGAACAAGTGCGGGCCCGTAATAGAAAGATTCAAGTATATTGCTACTACGGATTGAGCCGCGTAGAAGTAGCAAATATGTTTGGTCTCTCGCTTTCTCGCGTTCATCAAATATGTCAGGAGGAAATTCATGTGGGCTGATAAGCTTCCAGAACATTTCGTGAAGGATGACTTCTATCATTCGCTCAAGGCGCTGTTTGACGGCACGCGGATGATGCAAATCCACAACGACGTGATCGAACACGCGGTGGACCTTGCAGCACGCGACGGCGACCGGCTGGCCAAAATAGCCCGCTTCGTGGTCTGGCCTGATTACGACACGTGGATGGAGTTCAAGCTGGCAGGCGTCCAGATGGGCATCTATTACCACGGCGAAGAAGGACGCAGCGTCACTCGCGGCATCGGCATGATCATCGCCCAGTTCCCCGGCGAAGTGAACCCGCACTTGGTTCCATTTAAGATTAGCTTGCCGGACTACAGCATGGAGTTCATCGATCTCCAGCAATACGCAGCCATCAAGGCTGATCGAATAGGTGTGGATGAACGCACTCGCAAGATGTTCAATCTGGACCACCCTACGACGGAGGCGATCGGCGACCCCATTCTCGCAAAGATGCGGACCAATGACTTCCTGTCCCAGATGAAGAAGGTCCTGTTCACGCTTCTGGCGTTCCTGAACTCGCCGAAGCTGATCCGCAAGGATCACCACGACATGAAGAAGCTGAACGCGCGCCGCTTGAAGCGTGGCAAGTATCTCTACCACCCACACCACGAAGTCCGGCTCAACATCGACAAGCATGTGCTAAAAGTGCAGGAAGGGCAGGGAGACGGCCCTGAGCGGTGTCTGCACTTTGTCCGGGCCCATTTGCGGTATTTGGTCCACCCGCGCTACAAGAACGTCTCTGTCGTCCTTGTGCCACCCCACACACGGGGCAACCCGGAGCTTGGGATCACGGATGCCAGCTACGCCATGGAACGCACCGGATCGAGGTGGAAGGAAGACGCATGAGTCGGCTTCGCCGACTCATGGAAAATTACCTGACTAATTATGTTGACTTAGGATAGCGAATCGCCTACTCCGTTCGTGTAATAACGAATCAGGAGACAGACAGATGTGCGAGAAATATGACTTTGACGACGACATTGCAGACATCTTCGGGTCGTCCCAGCCTACCAACAGCGAGCGCGCCGATAAAGTGCTCGACTACCTGTCGCGCCACAAGGGTTCCGATCAGGTTTCGCGCGCCCCTGTGCAGGAGGAATACAAGGAAGAGTGCCCGAAGTGTAACGGCTCCGGCCGCTTCAAAAGCTACACCGGCCGTGTCGTTGGTGAGTGCTTCAAGTGCAAGGGCACCGGCTTCCTGACGTTCAAAACGTCGCCGGAATCCCGCGCCAAGAGCGCCGAGCAGCGGGAGGCTGTCAAGCTGCGTCGCCAAAAGGAGCTTGCCGTCAAGCTGTCGGCTTGGGTGGAGGAGCACACCGATGAATGGCGGTGGCTGGTCAAGAAGGCCCCGACTTTTGACTTCGCCAAGTCGCTGTTTGACTCGCTGTGTCAGCGCGGATCGCTATCGGAAAAGCAGCTTGTCGCCGTCCGGCGCTGTCTGGCACAAGACCTCCAGCGCGAGAAAGAGCGCGAGGAGATCACCAACCGCGCTCCGGACATCAACGCCGAAGCGCTCGACAAGATCATGCTGGCCTTCCATAATGCCCTCGATCAGTCGATCAAGTATCCGAAGCTGCGTCTCGACGCTTATCTCTTTTCGATGGTGCGTTCGGGGCGCAACGCTGGCTCGATCTACATCAAATCGATCGAGAAAGACGACATGGGTGAGCGCCAGTATTATGGCAAGATCACCGATGGTCGGTTTTTCCGTGCCTTCAAATGCACGGACGAAGACGAGAAGCGGATCATCGAAGCCGCTTCGGACCCGGAGGCGGCCGCGATCGCCTTCGGACGCCGTGAAGGCAAATGTTCGGTGTGCAGCCGCACGCTGACCAAACACGTCTCGATCGAACGCGGGATCGGCCCCATCTGCGCTGAGCGCTTTGGGTGGTAATCAAGGAGGAAATCATGAAGAATATCAATATCGCCATCGCACTGACTCTCGCCACGCTGGCGGTCCCAGTCTCCGCCGAGCCGGACCGTGAAGATCGCCGCGACCGGACCGAGCAGCGTGATCGAGCCGACAAGCGCGAACGCACCCGGACGCCCTACAGCAACCGGTCCCAGTTCGAACGTCGCCAGATTCGCGACGCGATCCGGGAAGCCGACCGCCCGCGCCGTGGAACCTACCGTTTCCGCCGCGCTCGGGAGCGCGATCCGGGCTGAGTTCAAAACTCCGGACTTGACTAACCGGAAGATTTGTCCTATACACTCCTTGTCAGCAACGACAAGAAGGAGACGAATCATGAAAGCATACGGACCGAAAAGGGACAAGAGCCTGTGGGACCGGCTGGTGAACGAGAAGTTCGAAGGCCGGGCCCCGGTGCTCTCTCCCGAAGCGTCGGTTGAAGCGGCCCTGCGGCTCTACCGCAAGTTCATGGGACGTTAGTTTACCGGATCGGTGAAGCTGGGTTCCGGTAATCGACGGACTTGGATACGTCAAGGCGTGCTCACGGTCAACCCGAACGATCGTGTCTTCAAAGGCCATGGTGGGCTGCGTGAGATCATCCATTCGATGAGTCACTTTGTCCACATGCGGCTGCATCCGGAGGATGCGCCGCACTCTAAACGTCAAGCCTCCATAGAAGGCCGTATGGTCACTTATGCGATCCAGCGCGGCTGGTTGGAGCCCGATCACCTAAAGCCCACTCAGAAGACGCTGGCGCGGTTGGCCAAGCCAAAGAAGGCCAAGCTCAAAAGGAAGCCCGATCGCCACCTTTGGCCAAGGATGGGTGCTACAGCGAGTAGTCGAACAGCATTGACCCCGAGGGCAATTTTTGATAAGCCCTCGGGTCACTCATTAAGGAGCTATCATGGACGCGATCGATATTGGACCTCACCCCGAGGCTCCTGACTACTACCTCAAGATGGGCAAGCCCGAAAGCTGGTCCGACGAAGATTGTAAGGTGCTGGGTGTCCGGCGCATGGCCGCTACCGGAGACATGCTGTGTGAACCGGCCGCGCGGATCAACCGGCACATCATGCCCTCAGGTGAGGAGGCTTATCCGGTTTTTGTATCGGAGTGGATGCCGACGGCGGAAGAGCTTGCGCGCCTGAACGCCGGTCAGCCAATCCGGCTCATGGTATCGGGCACGTCCCTACCGCCCGTGGCGATGTGGGTGCGTAACGAGGAAGAGGTCTAAACGACATCGCCCCGGACCAGACGAACTGATCCGGGGCGAATGCCACCGAAACAAAAGGGCGGAGACCCCTTGGCTTCACGAGCGTAATGCGCTCATTTACAACAGAAGTCAAGCCTCTTCGAGTTCCAATTCTGCCGCCATCTGACGCATGAGATCGAGCCCGTAGGCATCAGCGTAGGCAATAAGGAGCGAAACGTAATACGGCGCTCCTTCGGCCTCCCAGCGGCGTGTGGTGCGCCCCAGCGAAGAGAAGCCCATCAAGCGATCGGTCTCCGGCTGGTCGAGCCCATGTCGTTCCCGGAAGGCCAGCACAGCCTCCTTGGGCGTCGAAGGTTTCTTGGGCGTTGGTCGTTCAGACATTGCACATTTCCTTACGTTGCTTGGCAAAGCGCTCGCGAACCTCATCCATCGAGATCGGAGCAAAGTCGGTATGTTCGGCCGAAACGCAAAGGTAGTCCGGATCGATTTCCTGCGTCACATAGGATTTACCACGCTCGGTGAAGTGGCGCTGTCGCATCACGCGTTCCGTGTGCAGGTGTCCATGCAGGTTACCTCCCCAACGAGCGATCTCGCTAGGGTGGACGGGGATGTGGGAGCACAAGAACCCGTCGTATACCTTGTAGGCCGTGATCTCCTTGAAGAGCTTCGGGTAATCTTTGTGGTAAAGATCGTGGTTTCCCGAGCGAAGCCGCTTTTTGCCGTTGAGGCGCGGGATCACTTCGAGCAACGGATGGCGGCCGATCGTGACATCACCCAAGATGTCCACCTTGTCGCCCGGACCAACGACCGCGTTCCAGCGATCGATCATATCTTCGTTCATCTGAGCAACGCGCTCGTAGGCTTCCTCGTCACTCATGTCAGGATCGACTCGTCCCCAAAGCGGACGAACAGGGCCTCCGCCCGGCTGGGCGAATTTGACCATGCCGCGATGCCCAAAGTGGGTATCGGCGATGAAGAAACGCTCAGCCAATTTTGTGTGTCTTTATGTCGAGAAACTTGCCGGTCAAGCCAGCGTCGTCCCAGATAGCCCTGCATTTCCCGCAAGCGTGGGATTGCACGCGATCATTCTGCACGAGGGTGATCGCGGTGCCCCAGCGCCCCTTCACTCGGTTCGCGCCGTAGTTCTCCGCCACCTTATCGGCGACCTGTGCTGCCTCTTCTTGAGACAGAATCCGAGTTTGGTCCCTTCCGAGGTAATTACCTTCCGCGTCGAGCCAGTAGCCGCTCCCCTCGGTAAACTCGTGATAGAAGTGCAGCCAGATACCACCACCGTCTAGCTTGGTCCCGCAATTCGGACACGAGCCGCGCTCGCTTGGTGGTAGTGTGGCGATAACGCTGTCGCCCATCATCGCGACACTATGGTAATCAGGCATAGCTCCCCTTTCAATTGGTTAACACCAACCTTTTAGGATAATACTTCCTGTGTGTCAACGCAAAACGCCTCGACATCACTGCCGAGGCGTTTGCTGGGAAACACTAGAAGCGCGGGTCAGCCGTAAGGCGGTTCATCAAGATCATCGCGGTTACGACGACGACGTGACGGTGGCGCATAACCGCCACCTTGCTCGTGCGCTTGCGGCCCGCTGGTGGGTAGGTCAAGTCCCGGCTTGTCGGTTTGACGACCCCATGCGGGCATTATGATGCGCCAAAGCTGGGCGAAGGTGTTGATCGGGTTTTCCTTGAACTCTTCGGATGCGTTGAATAGGCCGAAGATCACGTTCTCTGCCATCACGGCCGCGATGCCACAATACAGGTAGACGTAAGGCGAATCCGAGAAGACGTGCCCTGTAAGGGCGGCCGCCGCCCCGCCGATGATGCACGAGGCAACTAGCTTAAACCATGAGCGGCGCGTTCCGGAAAGGATCGATTGCAGCAGAACGAGGCTGGCACCGGCGACGCCGATCCAGACAAGTTTCTGTGTTTGTTCATCACGCAGAGTAACAAGGATTGGATCGAACGGCATTATTTTTGGCCATCACCCCAGAAATAGGTTTCGAGAAGATTATCATGGATAAGAGTGAAATGGATGATGGCGTGCGCTACGGTCAGAAGCAGGCCAACGGTGGCGTGTAACCAGAACCACATTTGGATAACGGGCCCGGTGCCCCACACAGGGTCAAGTATGTATCCAAAGTTCGCGGCCGTGTGGAAAAGAGAGAAAATTGACGAAAAGGTTACCCAGACATAGATGATCGCGTTGCGACGACCTTGGAGGATGTCTTTTGGCTTAAATTTCCAGTTTGATCCTTTGCCAACCGCTGCGATTCCTGTGATTAGCGCGATAAGGCTCAGGATCGCGGCGAGGACGACAACGGTCATTGCGGTGGCTCCGAGGGCTTGCGACCCGATGAATTTGGGTGAGTGCCAAAGTATAGCAAAAATTGCTGTCTAAAGCAAGCTAATTTTAAGGCTGGAGAACCTTCTTCATCATTGTGCCGCCCTTGGCGGCCAACCGGTAGGTTGATTTTGCGAGGTCACCGTATTTTGGAATTTCGCGATGAACTAAGCTATTGTCTTCTAAGGCTTGAAGGACCGCAGTCGTTGTGCAAGCTGGTAAGCGTAGTCGAGTCGCAATATTGGCTGCGCTTGGTGGGTAATTTGGGGCTTCAAGGCACATCATCTTGATGGCGCATAGCACCTCAAGTTCGACCATTCCGTAACCACGTTTGGTGAAATAGCTCAGGCCGTAAACGAAACCGCTCAAGACCTTGGCATTGGCGGCATCGTCCATCACAGTTCTTTTACAAGCTCACCTGACCCGTAGACGGCATCCATTTCGGCCACATGGCGGCAAATTGCATCGTAGATCAGCGGCGCTCGCTGGGGAAGCTCAGCCCGCTCAAGACCAAGCGTGGGCTTGCCGCCCACATTGACGGGGATGACAATCGTCTTGTCTTCATCCAAAAGTTGCCAGACAGCCGCGATGTCGTCCAGAACGGTCAGCATATGCGAAGGGATGGAATCCGAGAAAAACGATTCCTTGCTCATGGCGGGCAGAATTTTTGTGGCAATCCCAATTGCATTCGGCTGGTTCCGGATGATAGCTTGTCCGCCCATGCCAAACCGTTTGGTGTTGTCGCCGAATACGAAGAACTTGTCCCGGTGGTCCTGACACAGTTCCCGCGTATACCAGCCGGTGAACAGAATTACATTACCCATCAATATCCTCCTCAAGCCGAAAGTCGAAGTGCCCGAGTGTCTTGACATCAGACCACGCTTTGCGGATGATTAGGGCGTCTCGGTTTTCGGGCATTTGTCGTTCCCAGCGGTTCATCATCGCTTCGCGCATGGCCATAACTCGCGAGTAGCGGGACTACTCGGGCCGTTATTCTGCCACCAAAGAATGCTCATAGATGACGCGATAGCATCATCCAGATCATCTTCGGAATATGAAATGTAGTCCACGATCAGCCCTTCACGTTGAGGATTTGACGAAGACGGTGAACGACATCGACCAGATCATCCTGAGCGTCCATCACAGCACCGATCGGCTTGTAAGCAGCCGGGCTTTCGTCGATCACATCAGCATCCAGTCGAGCCTCGATGCCCTGCATCGCTTCGCGGTGCTGGTCGAGCGTAATCATCTTCTTGGCCTTGACACGACTCATCACACGGCCAGCGCCGTGGCTGCACGAGTGAAAAGCTTGGGGGTTGCCCTTACCACGCACGATGAAGCTTCCGGTGCCCATGGAGCCCGGAATGATGCCCAGCGTGCCCTCACGCGCCTGCACAGCGCCCTTACGGGTCACCCAGACGTTCTCACCATAGTGGTTCTCACGCGTGACGTAATTGTGGTGGCATTCAACAGCGGCCGTCTCCACGAGGTGAGGTGGGAGCGTCTGACGCATCACACGCAGCACGGCTTCGAGCATCACGCGGCGATTGGCCAACGCGAAATCCTGCGCCCAGCCCACGGCGTTGACGTAATCGTCATAGACTTCCGTGTGCTCCACGAGGTAACTCAGATCGGAGTCCGGGAGATAGGCGGCGATATGGTAGCGCTCCATCTCGCGCTTCGCCTGCTCGATGAAATAGCTTCCGATCGAGTTACCAATACCACGCGACCCCGAGTGCAGCATGACCCACACACGGTCTTCTTCATCGAGACAGATTTCGATGAAGTGGTTGCCGGTGCCGAGCGTCCCCATGTGATGCGACGGATCGCGGCGCTGTTCGATCTTCGGGTGCTTTTCGATAATGGCGCTGTAGCGCTCATACAATCCCTTAAATGCCTCTTCGGCATCACGCGTCGGCGTGGTGTGCGAACCGGGGTCAGCACCCCGACGGATTTGATCCATCGAGCCGCGCCCGTGCGGGACCGCAGCCTCGATCATGCCGCGAATATGCGACAGGCTGTCCGGGAAATCGTTTGAGGTGAGTGTGGTCCGAGCGGCCATCATTCCGCATCCGATGTCAACCCCAACAGCAGCAGGAATGATGGCACCCTTGGTCGCGATGACGGTGCCCACGGTCGAGCCCTTGCCCGCGTGAGCATCCGGCATCACAGCGACATGCTTGTGGATAAACGGCATCCGGGCCATGTTCTCAATCTGGGAAACGGCCTCATCTTCGAAGGGGTAGCCTTCCGGCTCCCACATCTTGATCAACTTCCTGCGCCCGAAAGCGTCTTCGACTTGATGGACTCGCACAGGACCTCCTCTTGAACCAGATTGTTTCGGTTCCGGTTCACTATGACAATCCGCACTTTACGTCAAGGAAATTTTTAATCTCCGCGAATCCGGATCGCTTTGATCGTTTCCTCAGGCATCGCGTCGATGTCAAGCCCCTTACGTTCCTTCAAGGTCTCGCGAACCTCAGCAAGCGGCGGGAAGATGAAGCAGCGTTTCTTGTTGGTCTGTCCATCCATCTGGACGAGCATTTCACGAGCACCGAACCAATCTGTGACCACGCTTGCGATGTCGTCGTAGCTGGCCTTGGCCCGATCAGACTGGAACTTGAAGCGCATGTAGTCCTCGATCGCACCCCGCACGGTGATGGCGAACACTTTGGTTTCGCTGTCTGTCGAAAGCTCGATCGGCTCGAATCGCTCGTCAGTCGGCTCGTAAACACCGGACTTGACCAGTTCAAGCATGAACTTCTGGAGCCCCGAAAGTGTCTCCACCTGTTGCTGTTGCAGGTAAGGCGTATGTGGCGGCGTGAACAGCACACCAAAAGTGCCTCCGTGTGGTTCCCAGTTCATGAGATCGTAGAGCATGGCTTCGAGCCCGCCCTTCTTCTCCATCTGGGTGCGAACGTCCTCCCAGAACTGGATGTCGCCACGCCGCTGGTTACCGCACCGAATCACAAAGAAGCGCCGTTCGTCTTTGAGAGAGGCCGGGACAACCCAGTCGTTGTTTGAGATCAATGCAAGGCGCGTGTAGTTCTGCGACTGGATCGGATCATAGCCCTTCTTTTCGATCAGCACGCTCTTGTTAGTGATCATGTCCTTGAGCACACCTTCGGCTTGTGGATCGGCCGCCCAGAACGCTTCCTCGCAGACCATAAGCAAGCAAGTTGCAAGGTGGCCATTGAACTGACCGACTATCTGTTTTCGCTGTGATACGGTGATACCGCAGCGACCGAGAAGTTGATTCAGGAAGTCGAATAAGGTGGACTTACCGGTCCCCTTGTCGCCGGTAATCACCACGGTAGAACCGGGCTTGGAGTCCGGGCGTTGAAAAAGCTGGGCCATCCAAGTCATGAACCAGTCGAACCATTCGTCGTTGTTTTCGCAAATGTTCTGGTAGAGGTGACCACGCAGCATCGACCAATCACCTTGGACAGGTTTGTCGTGGTTTTCCATCGGCTCTTTCCACGTCGTTTCCACGGGGTCATAGGGCCAACCACGGAACAGGTTGTAGACATCCTTGGGCGTCTTGCGCCCCGGTGCGAAGACCACCGAGCGATAGGTGCGACGCTGATCCCACTCAAGCCAGCGCGAGAAAGCCTGAACTTTCTGCACCGAAGTGCCTCCCTGCTTGTTCTTCTGTTCGATGAACAAGACGCGGGTTTTCTCGAAGAGCGACACATCGTTCTGAGTTTCGAATAACACGTCTTCGTCGGGGGTTCGCGGCTCTACGAGAATACGCACACCACCAGCCGTCCGAATAACGGCGTAGCGCCGGTTGAACGCCTTGAGCATCGAGACTTCATCGTCGCCGAAGTCATCATCGGCGACCTGTTGATCGTGCTCGGCCTCCCGCGCTTCGTCCGATAGCTGAGTGTGTCGCTTCTGCCGCGCGGGTTGGTGCCCGAACTTGGATTCCGGTTGGTCGTCCTCTTCCTCTTCCTCAAGCTCGATCATAAACTCGGGGTTGGACAAGTCCTCCCATGTGATTACCTCTTGCTCCAGCAACTCTCGAAGAAAGTCCAAGCGATCGCGGCCGGAGCACGCATCGTGGACGCAGGTGAAGGTAAACCCAGAATCGTAGCCTTCTTCGATATTGTCCGAAGCGCTGACTACGAACGTGCCCATACCACCGAAACTGGAATGCTCGGCTTCGAAGGGACACTCGACGTGGACACCGGGCTTGCCACCCCGATCCTCGCGGATGAAATCGCCGCCGATGCACTCATCAAGCATCACTTCAATCTCGAACTTGTGAGCATATTTCTTCGCCCAGCTAAGGAGGCTCTTTCCGTCATAACTGTAACGGTCGCGGTCTTCGTCATCACTCGCCGATTCACCACCCGATGCATCTGTGAACGCGTTGGCCGCGTCAGTGCCGCGTTGGTTCTTGCGACGACGACTGATCTTCACTCGATCGTAATCATCAAGGTCGAGCGGATCACCGACAATTAGCCACGAGCCATGCTTCGTGTCGCCTTTGGGGTGACGTGGTAAATAGAACAGACGCGCCGGATCGACGCACTTTTCGTCGAAGAAGAGCCCGAGTTCGGTGCAGAAGCCAGCGTAGCGTTCCTTCCATTCCGCAATGGCGTCTTTCTGGGTTCCGCCTCGTTTGGCGAAGACAAAGCTTTCCTTGAGCGGGAAGACCGCCCGGAACTTCGGCATCGGCTTGTGCTTGACTAGGATTACGATACCTTCCTCGGAGTGATGAGCGTCATCAAGCACTTCGATGTTTTCGACGATCGCAGGCAGGATGCCTTTCCACTCGATCAGGTAATCGCGGATGAGGTCTGGGTCCGCCTCGGTCGCATCCATCTTCTTCATGAAGTGGTCGCGTTTGATGACGCTGGTATCCTTCATGTGGCTGTGGGTGGTGTAGATCACCGCCTCAAGCCCATGCTTCTGGATCGTGTGCATCACCTCTTCGAGTGGAGCCCCGGAGTCTAGGTCCACGCCTAGAATTTCGTTGGCGACCATAGCGACCGCCTTACGTGTCCCGCCAGCAGCTTCACCTTGCAGGAAGCATGGACCATCCTTCTTGCCCGCTTGGTGATCTCGCAGCGCCGATGTGAACTGACCGAAGGTCGAAGCGACCGGCTTCCACTTGCCCTGATACTCGGAGCGGTTGCGGCCCGTCATCAACGTGATCGCACGCGTGGCGGCCTTGGTCGTCACGTCCAGATCATCGAAATCATACCATGGAATGTCATCGATCGAGCCAGCCTTGTCGATCGCTTCCTTGAGATCAACCAAGGGTAGCCAGTGAAAGTCCTGCTTGTCGCAGGTGATTGGATCGCCGTCCAACAGATAAACAGCGCCGTCTTCGAGCGCAACGGTCGGCTCGTTTATGAGAGCGTCGGCCTTACCGGCAACGAACATACCGATGGCTTCGCCCTTGTCGGTGACAAGATCGATCCATGGGTCATCACACTTGCTGGCATATTGGCCAACTTTGATGAGGTCGTTGCTGGAAAAGATTTCACCGTCATCATTGAGAACCGAGACGGCACCGGTAGTGTTTGCGAACAGGTCGCAGATAAGTTCTGTCAGGTGCATGGAAGGCCTTCAACTTTGTGGGCGGTCACCGGGCCACCAGTTGCTTTGTCATGCCGAGAAGCGGCCATCACGGCTTCTTCGGCAGTGGCTCCGTGAGCCATAGCGCCCATCGCGATGAGAGCGCCTGATCCGATTGCGGTGTAATCGGCGTGAACAGGGACAAGGTATCCGCTGTCAAACTCGTGTGCGAGACCGTTGGGAGCGACGATCAGTGCGGCAAACTTGTCTTGGTTATCGAGAAGCTGTTCTGGGACTTCATTTGGGTCACAACCAGCCCGAACCCACTCTTCGAGAATTGGTCGAACCCATGTGACTCCGGCCATCGCAACCAGATAGTCCCCACACCGCTCGATCTTGTCACGTTCCCCATTTGTGATTGTATTGTAGGCAATCAGCGTGTCTGCGGCCAACACGCCGGATCGATAAGCGATGGTAGTCATGTAAGGTCCTTGTCGGGAAAGGCGCTTATATTGTTACCGAAATGTGCCCTTGATGTCAAGCTAAAATTGCGGTTGTCAGGTCGTTGTATCCGCAGAAGTCCATGACAGCCCACCTTGTTCATCAACCAGAAAGTAAAGACCCGCCTCGACGCTTTTCAGCGGAGGCGGGCCTGTGCGTCTCGGATCATCGAAAGCGGAGACAAACGTATCTCCGAGACGCGGTGACTGGCGGGCTTGCCGGGCCTGTCTTGCCCTCACTCACACCTTCATCGCCAATCGGTTCTCCCCGCTTAGGCTCTGGTTTAAGCTAGTCTGCAATCAGACAACTACCCGATAATTGGTCCCCGGACGAGGATTCGAACCTCGATACTACTGTAGAAGAGCAACCTTAGGGACGAACAGAAACTTCCCTTATACGCTGTCTCTTCAAGAGCATCAGCACCACAAGCAGAGGTCGATTTAGCCGTTAAACTACCTTCTGTCTGTTCTGGCTTTACGCCACAGAAGGCTAAACCTCTATACCCGGCTGACCGGTGTTAGACGATAATTACTATCTTCATCAGCCCTGACCAATCTCCACGCACCATAGGCCGTTTCCATGGTCGGCTACCTTTGACCCGCTTCCACGATTTTTCGCCCGTCGGCTAGATCAGGTCTGACGAAGAGAGTGATTCGCTTCGTTGGATTGCTGATAGGACAATTTGTCTGTCCTGTCAACATCTAATTTCAATCCCGGTGGTAGGCTGCTGCTTGCCGGGCCTCACGCGTATTGTCGGCTCCTACCTTCAACACCGTCGTCTTTGTGGCTTCCGACGGTGTAGCGCATCCAATAGTTGCCACGCGCTCCAACTTGGCGGACCCCAATTGCAAGCAATCTCGTCGCCTCACACTCAACCGGTAGCGATCCGGCCTTATTGTATGACACTCGCGCATACTCGTAGGGGGTGCAGGGGCCATAAAACTGAGTGGCCCGTCCTGTTGCTACGTGGAGCCATACGCCACCTACGGAGTTGATCGCCGCAGGAATTTTGTCGCTTACGCGGCGAGGCGAACCTCATCACGGGCGACGACAACAGCGTTGTCGTTGACAGTTACGTCGTTGACCTGTCAAAGTCGGTCATGCTTGATCGCGTTCTCATTTCATCGGGCCAATCGATCCTAATTCGCCCCCATCAAGAACAGCCAGAACGTGGTTTTACCATTCGCTCTCGTGTAACAGCGTCCGGACGCCGGTTCCCGCTGGCTGCTCATGGTGGAGGCGGCGGGCTCTGCCCCCGCGTCTTGACCAAAATCAAATCGATCGAATTACGATCATGTGATAATCATGTCAGATTGATTCGCGTATGTCAAGCAAAAAATGCTGACAACTCTGGTGCGGGAGGAGGGACTTGAACCCTCAGCGTGGGGGATTTTAAGTCCCCTGCGTTTACCAATTTCGCCACCCCCGCTCAGAGGAAGATGAGGAGGAGCCCGATGCCCAGAACAAACTTGACGACACCCCCTGCGAGTTCCCTGCCCCCGATCAGGTAAAGGCAGAATAAGAAAAACAGACCTCCAAGCAACATGACTTTCTCCTTTGATTCGTTTCGGTGTTATAACCGTAACAACATTGGAAAACTTGTCAAGTGGAAAATGGAGCCGGAGGTCGGATTCGAACCGACGACCTTCGCTTTACAAGAGCGCTGCTCTGGCCTCTGAGCTACACCGGCATATTTTATTTGGCAGGGGCGTAAGGAATCGAACCCTAATTACCGGGATTGGAAGCCGGGGTCTTACCATTAGACGACACCCCCACAGTGTCTTTGATTTGGAGCGACGGGCCGGAATCTCACCAGCGTCCTCTTAGTTTGCAGCTAAGTGTGATAATACTCCACCACCGTCGCATCTATTTGGAGGAGCGTGGAGGCATCGAACCTCTGACCCATAAAGGTCACTACGGTTTAGCAAACCGCTTGGGGAGCCAACCCCAGCACACTCCAAATCACTTACACTTTCCGGCGATGAACGCCTTGTTGATCTCGGCCGCTACATTGAACGGCTCTCCTGTTACCTTGCCTACCAGAATGAACGTGCCTTCCTTGCCGTCCACTGGAACTGCTCTCAGGCGGTCGATGGGTGCTGTCATCACTCGCCTACTTTTCTGGATGCCCCTGTTGGGATCGAACCAACATCTTCGCCTTCAAAGGGCGCTGACTTACCATTAGCCGAAGGGGCATTAGGTTGTCGATCCGGGGTTGTGTTATCTGTCATTTAATCGTCTCCTAACTGGATGCACGGAAAGGATTCGAACCTTTAACTTTCTGCGCTCAGAACGCAGCGGCCGGACCTACCAGCTACCGTGCAGTGAAACCATGGTAGTCCCGTCTGGAATTGAACCAGCCTCTACCCCTTATGAGGGGGCAGCTTTACCACTAAGCTACAGGACCACAAGAATCACGGATTAGGGGTGACCGGTGGGTTTCGAACCCACTATATCTGGCACCACAAGCCAGCGCATCAACCAATTCTGCCTCGGCCACACCTAATCCGTGAACCTATATATTTGAACGTATATTCTTTATGATATATATGTCAAGACATATATCAACTTTGATATAACTTCGGAGCCGGATAAGAGAATCGAACTCTTGTCTTCGCGTTACGACGGCGTTGCTCTACCATTGAGCTAACCCGGCATTTAACTCTGGTCCGCGACCCCGGACTTGAACCGGGAAGCCTAAGCCACGCCCTCTCAAGACGCTGCGTTTACCAATTTCGCCAGTCGCGGATCGTGGTTGGTGCGCCTCCCCGGACTCGAACCGGGAAAACTCTCGGACCTGAGCCGAGCGACTTTACCAATTTGCCCAGAGGCACAAACCACAGTAATTTATTTTGGTGGGCAGAGAAGGAATTTGCACCTTCACAGCGGTCAAACGTCCGATTTACAGTCGGGTGGGCTCACTCATGCCCAGCCTGCCCTTAAAGTTGAAACAAAAAAAAAGCGCCAGACCCTAGAAGGGACTGACGCGGCGGAAAGCGCTGGAGGAGGGTGGAGGAATTGAACCCCTAACCTGTCAAGGTTAGCCCGGTTTTCGAGACCGGTTTGCACACCCGTGCGCCACCCTCCTTACGTGGAAGTGGCGCGTCAGAACCACTCCCTAGAGGGATGAACTAGTGCTATACCAATGTTGGCATAGCAAAGCCTGCGTAAGCGGCTTCAAGAGGTGGGTCTGTTTGTTCATGAAGGAGAGTATATGAATATTCGAAGCGAAAGTCAATCAAAAAATGCACTAAGTGCAATTTTATTTTTGCGGCCTTTACCAGCAAACGCACCAAGGCCCAGCTAGCGTTTCTGGCCCGCCCCGACGATCATACGGGGCATGGCAAAGACAAACAGACTAGCTTCGAATGATGATTCGTTCGCTTGAGAAAGCGAAACCCCAGAGCGGCGACAACCGATCTGGGGTCTCTTTCACGCGCCCCTTTGTTCGAGAAAGGAGGGTGATGTCGTGCGCATTACTCGCGCTACGCAGCGTTATTACTTGACCCCGATATAGGAGTCCAGCGAAAATCGCATCAATCGGTGAGCCTGAGGGTATCCACGTTCATCACGGCCAACACGGAAAGAAAGAAGTCTGCCGTGAAGGACCCTCGGCTCACTTTATTGCGTAGCGCGGCCTCCGAGAAGCCTTCTCCAGCCTGCGCCAATCGGCCAACGCATCCACGCCAAGAGGCGCGAACTCGGCTTGTCGCAAGAGGGATTGGCCAACGAGGCGGGGCTGGATCGCAGCTATGTAGGTCGCATCGAGCGCGGCGAGCACAACCTGACATTTGTCTCGTTGGTCAGGCTGTGTCGGGCGATGGGGTGTGACGTGGCTGCGCTGACCGCTGGATTGCCGGTCGTTTCTGACAAAACCTGAGCAAAAACTTGACAAGCATAACAAATTCTATTAAACTTCGCAGCGCTGAATTGCGAAGTTCGCATGGGCTTCTCCAACAATTCGAAATCCGGCAAAAATTGCCGAGAAAGGGCCACGCCGTGGGCTACGTTGATAAAGAACTCTTGGGCGCTCAGGACGCCTTCCCCCATCCCGCCGAGCGCCCAGCCCTAAGAGTCCGTTCGCCGCAGCAACGGTCTCGAAGCAATCCGAATGTGGTGAGCATTCAGGTGTGGTATGATGGCAGATGGCTCACTGAGGAGGAGGTGGAGGAATCTCTTGCCAAGGGTGCTGCTCGTGCTGCCCTTGAGCGAGAGCAAGGGATACTCCCTGATCATTCCAACTAGACGCACTCTTGGTGCGTTTGCTGGCAAAGACCGTATTTTTGGAGCCCCGGAGCGGAATCGAACCGCTGCCTGTGAGCTTAGAAGGCTCAGAGCCCGATCCACGGCCGGGGCAAGCTGGTGGATCGGACCGGATTTGAACCGATCGAGCGCTTCTCCGGACCACCGGCGACCCATAAACTGGTGGTGACGGATGGGATTGAACCACCGACGCAGAACTTTTCAGGCTCCCGCTCTACCAACTGAGCTACGTCACCATGGAGCCGCGTGGTGGACTCGAACCACCCCATTGACCTTCGGACGGTCACGCCCGTTCCAGCCGGACGCGGCACCTTATTAACTCTGGAGCCCTAGGAGGGATTCGAACCCCCATTTTCAACTCCAATTACGGGTCCGACGTTCGTAGCGTCGGTCGGTTACTAGGGCATCAACTCGTTCATCACTTGGTAGCGCCAACGGGATTCAAACCCGCGTCCGAAGGGTGAAAGCCAACGTGTCCTAGATCGCTAGACGACGGCGCTTCAACAAGTGGTGCCCCGTGCGAGGTTCGAACTCGCGTCCTCCCGGCTGAGAACCGGGCGTCCTTGACCGCTAGACCAACGGGGCGGTAAACTGGCGGACACGACGGATTATGATACCGCGACCTCCCGCGTGACAGGCGGGTGCTCTTCCTCTGAGCTACGTGTCCTTGATAATTGATGGAGCGGACGGACGGGCTTGAACCGACGGCCTTCTGGGTGGAAACCAGACGCTCTACCAACTGAGCTACATCCGCATCATCAATCATCACTATTAACTTGTAAACGCACGGCACTATTAACTTGTAGTCGGCTTACGCCAGCACCCCGACGAGGCTTGTCGGACTACGATCCCGACACCTGACCCCTTGCCACCATGGAACGGCCGATTCGAACGGCCCTCGGTTTACTGTGCTTACACTTACACCATCCTCTCTTTCACCCGACGCGTTCGGGAGGACGAGGCGCTGGCATAAGCCGACTGTTGTGACTGGAGCGGGCGACGGGAATCGAACCCGTGTCTTCACGTTGGCAACGTGGTGCTCTACCGATTGAGCTACACCTGCATCCTGTCAAAATTTTGGTAGACCGGGTGAGGTTCGAACTCACGACGACGCGGATTAAAAGCCCGCCGCTCTACCCACTGAGCTACCGGTCCACATGAACCGGGAACACGAAAAACGCCCCATCGGGCTTGCCGATAGAGCGTTCCTAAGAAGCTGATCTGTTTTGGAGGATGAGGTGAGGTTTGAACTCACGGCCTTCGGAGTAAGAATCCGACGCTCTACCCACTGAGCTACACATCCGTCAAAACAGATCAGTAGCCGAGGCACGCACTACCGATCTACGAGGTAAAACCTCGTTCATCGCCTTCCCGGCGATCTCGTTTGGTGCGTTCAAAGGTCATAGCGTTTTCCAATTCCTTAAACTATTGTGCGGACCATTCCGCGTCAAGATGAGGGGATGATATGCGATTCGGCTGGTGATGTCAACAACTTTTTTCCATTCACCGCAATTTTTCTTACATCGGGTAACGGCGGCCGGTCCTCAGTGATCGATCGTGCCTCACCGGTGTAAGGCGATCTGAGGCCGCGCCGCCGCCCCTTCTCGACGACAACCCAGCAAAGGGACGGCTCGCGAAGTCCGCTGCTATGCTCGGCTCATCTAGCCCCATCTAAGGGGATTGGTGCTTCGTGGAGGTTTCGAACTTCCGGCCTTCCCCGAGTCAAGGGGACGCTCTACCACTGAGCTAACGAAGCGTTGTTCCATCATTCTTGCGAAGCGTATCCTCGAATCCATCGCGGTAAGCTTCCCATGCCTTGTCCTTATCCACGACAGGTGTGGCAAGCAAGGCTTCTCGTCGCGTTGCAACCTCTTCGTCGAGATCGGCCTGAGCGTCTACCACGCCGCGATCGTAATCTTCCTTGTAGAGCCCATCGTAGCCCCGCGACCAGAACTGTCGGACGCCATGCCACGAGTTATCGGGCTTCGACGGCGGCGTCTCATAGCCGGAGCGGAGGCCGCCACGACGATAGGACAATTTGAGAAGTTGTTGGCCCATGAAAACTCCTTGTATACTGGCTGGGTAGGTAGGGATCGAACCTACGCTCTTTCGAGGTCACCGGTTAACAGCCGGGCACAATTACCACTCTGTCACTACCCAATAGTATACATGAGTTGACCGGTCAAGTCAACGAAACTGGTGGAGAAGGACGGGATCGAACCGACGGCCTCCTGCTTGCAAGGCAGGCGCTCTCCCAACTGAGCTACATCCCCATTGACCAAGGCTGTTCAGGTTGGTCGGAAACTGGTAGTGAGAACTCAACCTACTAAGCTAACTGGGAGTGCGAGTCGTCAACTCATCCGCCAGCGCAGGTTCGGTGCTCTTGTTCTCACTCTTACGAGGAGACTAACCCTCGCGTTTCAGGCATTGTTTCAGCCATCTATCTGGTCCACAGGGTAGGGTTCGAACCTACGCAATGACGCCGATTATCGGTCGGCCGCTCTACCAACTGAGCTACCCGTGGATGTTAACTTTGGTAGGCGATGACGGGATCGAACCGCCGCTGACGGGACGTGTAAGGACCCCGCTCTACCGCTGAGCTAATCGCCTATGAACTTCTTTGTCCCTTCCGAGTTGACGGAAGTCGGGGACGAAACTGGTAGCAGTGGGTGGAGGTGCGCCACCGACCTAAGGGTTATGAGCCCCCGGTCAAACTACTTCACTGCTATGGTCAGGCGAGCAGGATTTGAACCTGCGATCCCCTCCGTCCGAGGGAGGTGAGGACGGCCAAACTCCTCTACCGCCTGATGTAAACTGGTCTGGAGTGGAGGGCTCGAACCTCCGATCCTCCCGGTCCCAAACCGGGCGCTCTACCGACTGAGCTAACCCCAGAAAAGGAAAAGGGCCTGTCACTTTCGTGAAGGCCCTCTCCGGTAACTCGTGCTGTGGTGCGGACCTTAGTCCACATAGCCTTCCACATAAGCACGCGCCACCGCTGGGACCATAATGGCCACCGGTGCGGGGTTATTCATGGCGAATGCGTTGAACATGAAAAACTCTTTAATCCTCTAGTGTGCAGACTATTCCGCGTGTTGAGCCCTGATGATAGCCGAATCAGCGTGGCTTGTCAATAAAAAATTGCATCTAACGCAAAAATAATCCGGAGCCGGTAGGGAGAATCGAACTCAAGGATCGCAAAAACTGGGTGATCAATTCCCAGCCAAGTATCCTTCACGGACGGCCGCCTTGTCTATCAGGGGCGGCTTGGTAGCTCTGCCCTCCCTGATTCGCAAGCCCTAAATCAGGCTGCCTTCTTCTTGTCTGCGAGCGGCGCTTCGAGTTCGACCTTGGCCTTGGCCTCCTCTTCCTTCGAAGCGCGCCAGACGCTCACGCCCGCAGTGGTCTTGCCATCGATCTCGACCTCATCCGAGCGGGCCCAGAACTTGCGGAGTTCCTTTCCGTCACGGCCGTTCCAGCGCTTGCGGTTTGCAGCGAGCACCCGCTGGGGATCGTCGCTGTCCGGGATAAAGAAGCTGGGGCCGATGCGTTCGCCGTTGACATCCTTCGAGTAGTCGAGCTTCGAGAACGGATACTTCTCCGGCTTGGCCGTGCGCCCCGAGAAGGTCGGCGTGACCACAGCCTTCATCACGATCGGCACGTCAGCGGTGCCACCCGAGTCGATCTGTTGGCCCTGCTTGTCCACATACGGGTCGGCACGGCGGGCAGGCGTCTTCTTGGCAGTTCCGGCTTTGCGGGTGTTCTTGTTCTGGGTAGTCATATTTCCTCCTGTGTTGTTGGTGATTCGTTTTCGATGCTGGTTGTTTGGCTCAAACGGAAACCAAAGTCAACTCCTTTTTTCATCAGATGGCGGCAACCAGACTACGCACATCTTCGCTCACGTCAATGTAAGCTTCGGTAGTTTCGAGGTAAGCGTGGCCCAAGCAACGCTGCACATCACGGATCGTGGTGTGCGTGTCCTGACCCACCTGTCGGGCAAGCTTGGTGCCGAAGGTGCGCCGACCGGAGTGACTGCTGACGCCCTTGAAGCCTGCTTCCTTGGAGATCGCCTTGTAGGCCACGCGAAGCGCGTCCACCGAGGCTCGGCGGTGCTGGGCATCGGCCGGGATAGGTTCGTTCCGGGCGAGAATCCAGCGGAAAGGCTGAGATGAGATAGCGACGAACTCGGCACTCGGGTAGGCGTCCATGAAGGATGCGAGAGCATCACGAACCACAGGGTGCATGGGCAACACGCGCTCGCGGTGGTTCTTACCAACGTGCGAGAACACGGTGATAGTGTCGGCGATGTCGCCCTCAATGTCGAGCATGTGGTCGAGATCGATCTTGGCGATCTCTCCGATACGTAGACCGGCCTTGAAGGATAGCGCCAGCATCAGGATGTCGCGCTCGGGCAGCGGCGAGGTGCGGCGAGCCACTTCGCACATCTTGGCTAACTGCTTGTCGTTTAGGGTCTTGGCACGCTTGGTAGCCATGAGTTCACTCCTCGTTGTTGTTTCGGTAACACCGGTATGCATGGTGAACCGATTCGTGTCAACAACTTTGTGAACTCAAGAAGTGAACTCAGTCTGTAATCGAGAACGGAGGAGTAGGCACACCTATGGCGAGGTGTTTCTTGTGCCACTTCACGCGACGTAGAGCAAGGGCGATCGAGTCGCACTTTGGTTGAAATTCTTCTGGAGCGATGAAACCTGTGTCGAGGAGCTTGCGGTTGTAGGCAAGCTGCAACATGAGGTAGTGAATAGCCGCGTCAACCACCATAATGTCGGTTTCTTGAACGAGCATGGTAAGATCAAGCCCTTGACTGAGATCAATCGTCTGCACGTCCATGACGTTGCAGAAGAAGAGCGCCCGATCAGCATTGGAGCATCCATCGATACCGGGTTGGTCATCAAACAGAACTTGGCACGCGATTGCGCGGAACGGGCTTTCAGGCTGATTCACTTTTTATACCTCTGAAACTCAGGACATTGACAGTGCTCGAACTCGGGGTCCGAATTATCGAGCAACATCCCACCCCACGTGGGGCAAAAATGCAGAGACGGGTTCAGGAACTTGCATTCCTCAGGGATCACGCCGCTGCGCTCGATTTCGTTACACGTGAGGGGGTTCATTCCTGCGGGCATTCGTCGCCTCCCCGGCTGCTCCCATGGATGGGACATTCGATGTGGTATCGGATCATGTTACGCCAGCGGTGCTTTTGACGTTTTTCGTCCCAAATTCGGACTTGCACATCAACTCGCTTGTCATCCGGAACCTTACCTTGGCATAGGCACTCGTCATCTTCCCAATCCTCTTGCAGAGGACGCGATGAGACAACCCGCCCGGAAACTTGCTTCATACTACCAGCCATAGGTTGCACTATAGCAATTTTCGCTTGACAATGCAAGCTGATTTACGTAGGCAACGCACGAATCGGAGACAGAAAAGGAGACATCGTGAAGTTCAAGACAGCCGACGCAGAAGCCCAAGCAGAGGGCTTTGGCCACACCCAATCGTTTTCCATTTCAGCTAACGGGAAGGCTTTTCGTGGTCTGATCGACGGCCTGTATTCTCGCAAGATTGAAGCAGCAATCCGGGAATTGGCGACCAACGCATTTGATTCCCACAAGATGGCCGGGTCCATCGCGCCTTTCGACATGCACTTGCCGAATGCGCTTGAGCCCAGCTTCTCGATCCGCGACTACGGCGTCGGCATGAGCCACGACTTCATGATGAGCCGCTTCGCTATTATGTTCGAAAGCACCAAAGACGGCCTCAACGAAGAGGACGCGGGCTGCAACCCGAACGATCAGGTTGGGATGCTAGGTCTCGGCCGAATGAGCTTCTTTGCCTACACTGACTCGTGCGCCATCACGGTCTGGAAGGACGGCCGCGTCAAGCTCTATTCGGTCTATATGGGCCCGAGCGGCGAGCCTCAGATTGCCTACGCGGGCGGTGACGTGAGTCACGAGCCCACTGGCGTCAAGATTGAGTTCCCAGTCAAGAACAAGGACATCGACCAGTTCGAGAAGTCGGCGATCCGCGTGCTTCGTGGCTTTCCATCCATCCCAAATGGCCTACGTCAGCGCGTCATTGACGAGCTTCGCGTCGAGCCACTGGAAGGCGGTTCGGTGTTCAAGGTCTACCCCGAGGAGTATCTGCCGGGCTCTGGTTTCTGGGCCAAGCAAGGCTGCGTTCTCTACCCGATCGATCTACTGGAGATCGATGATCGCGCTACCAAAACCACGAAGCAAAAGTATGATCATACTATCGGCGGATACGTCGATGTCAAGATCGTGGAGCATTCCGAAAAGTTCACAGCCTTCAAAAACATGAAGTCCACCTTCATCATCGACTTTCCGATTGGCTCGCTTGAGTTCGACCTAGGCCGCGAGCGTTTGGCTTACACCGATGACACCGTTGCTGCGCTCAAGTCGCGTTGGCAGGACATGCTGGATGACGTGGGCATCCGACTTGATACCGTTTTCGACGGAGCCAAGAACGATTGGGAATACCTGAGTCTTGCCGGTTTCCCCGCTTTGGAAAGCATGGGCAAGCTTTATCGCCAGACCGCACAATATCAAAAAGCCGATGAGCTTCGAGCCAAGTTCCTCGCGTTTATCGCGCCCACCCGCAAGCAGAGAAGCCCGGCATATCCGATCTTCTCGATCGTCTACCGTAAGGAGGGCAGTGACTACTATTCGCTCGTATACGACCGTGACGATCCTCGCTTGAAAGACTTCACAAGTGGTGTCCCGAAAGACCTCCACAAGTCAGTTTTCATCATCCTCGACAGGACTGGTCAGAACAACACTCGTATCGGGCATTACCTGACAAAGAACGATCTCGTTTACGGGTTCACGATCCAAGAAGCCGACTTCGACAAGAAGCTGCACAAGGCTCTGGGGACGCCTCCCATCATCAAAGCAAGCGATCTCGAACTGCCTCCCAAGCCCGAGATGCCACGTGATTCGAATGGTATCGAATACGCCTACGGTGGTTTCGATCGGATGAAAGTGTTCGAAGGAGGCCACCTCGTGGCTGCTCTGGATGAATCGGATTACGAGGGGCACTTGTTCGCTTACGTAAACTGCGGTGAGTGCTGGAACCCGGACCCGGACAAGTATCCTGACCGGACACTTGCTGAGGTTAACACCCTCAACAAGGTCCTGAAAGAGTTTGGAGGGCCTACGATTTCGGTGATCAATATCCGGAAAAATGAGTTCGAAAAGCTGGACCGTTGGTCTGACTTTCCGCTCTATTATGGCGTGGAAGATACGATCGATGGGCTCTTGACTTTCCGCGACATTCGAGATATGGTGAACATCCTCAATCACGAACGCTTCTACAATTCGCGCTACTACTGGGCCCTCCAACGGTGGAAAAGCGCCGGTATGGAGAAGACGGGGGAGCTTTACGAACTTGGCCGTTTCGAGAAACGCTATGACCAGATTCTGCGTGAGCGTCGTTCCAACCTCGACACTTACCTGCATATCTACCCGCCCTTGACGGAGATCGTCATCACGCGGGCACTCGCCTATGGCCTCGAAGTCCTCCCTGAGCAAATCCGCTACAAGAATTTCTACCCTTACCCGTTGATGTCACCGCGCTGGGAACGTTTTATCCACCTCATAAACAAAGTCAATATTGTCGGCTCAGGGCCCCCGGAAAGCAAACTGGTATACACCGCAATTAAGGAGCAAATCGGATGCTGAGTTTCACAATCAACCGTTCGTGCATCACTATCCTCTACAAGGCAGATGTTTTCTCGATCGACGAAAGCCATATCAACTACGGCACGATCCGGGACGAACTCAAGAAGCCGGTATCCGAGCGTGATGTTCAGAAGATCGTCGAATGGGCATCGGTCAAGCGCGCCGTCGAGATCATGTCCGAAGGACGCGTCACCGTCACGAACAGCGAAGTGTGCTTCGACGGACAGCCGGTCCACAACTATATGGCGAAGCGCATGATGGACCTGCTCCTCGACGGCTTCGACCTGACGCCGTGGGCCCGATTCATGAACAATGTCTACGAGAATCCGGCGAAGTATGCTCACGATGAGCTTTACGAATGGATGGAAAAGGCGGAAATGCCGCTGACCGACGATGGTCACTTCCTCGCGTTCAAGAAGGTGCGTGAAGACTTCACGGACTGCCACACCGGTAAGTTCGACCACTCCCCCGGCACCATCATCGAGATGCCCCGCGAGCAATGCGATCCCATCCGGACGAACCACTGCTCGACTGGCTTCCATTTCTGCTCGGTCGGCTACCTGTCGCAGTTCAGCGGACAGCGCGTAGTGATTGTGAAGATCAATCCGCGTGATGTTACCTCGATCCCGAACGACTACGGCTACACCAAGGGACGCTGCTGCCACTACGAGGTCGTCGCTGAACTGGCGTCGGAGAGCGCTGCGAGGGACAAGGTGTGGAAGAAGGGCGTCGTCAATCTCGAAGACCCGGCCGAGTTCCCGAAGGAGGTGCTTGCTCAGGTCAAGTTCCCTGCGGCGGCCGGTGAACCTGAGACGCTTTCCGACATCGTAGCCGAGGCGCTGGACAACGGCAGCAATGGCGAAGCGGATGTGACTTCGACGGAAGAACTCCCGGAAGCGAACGATCTTCTGTTCAAGACGAGCGATGGTCGGGTCTTCTCCCCCGAACAGGTGACCGCCGCTCTGGAAGAAGCGTCTGCGATCCGTGCCGCCGCTCGTGAACTCAACATCGGCGAATCAACTCTGAGGGGGTGGAAGAAGAAGCTGGAAGGCTGACCTCTCTCATTTAGAGAACCAATGGAACTTGACCTCTACTATAAAGACGGACGGTTCCTCGCTGATGCCGCCGAAGAACACTGGGGCGATCTGAGAGGAGCTGGCTTTGTCTTTGACCGGATCAACCGTGTCTACCAGACTTCGGACTGGAAGAACGCTGAGCCCTTTGTTGAATATGCTGCTGATGATGAGACCTACGATTATCTCAAGGGTCTCATCGACGAGCGTGACGAAGCGATGGAGGCGTCCTACTCGATGTATGTGGACGCCGAGATCGCGGTTCCGGACATCTACAATCACAAGGGCGAAAAGCTCGATTATTTACCTTACCAAAAGGCTGGCATCCTTTACGCGGCCGAGCGACGAGACACATTGATCGGCGATCCGCCCGGCCTAGGGAAGACGATTCAAGCAATAGGACTGATTAATCACCTAGACCTTCGATGTGGCATCATCGTGTGCCCAGCTACCTTAAAGCTTAACTGGCTCAAGGAAATGGCGAAGTGGTTGTTCGATAAGGGCCTAACCGTGGGCGTCGCCTATGGCGGCGAAATCCCAGAGACCGATTTCGTGATCATTAACTATGACATCCTTAATCGCAACAAGGATGCACTGTGGGCGGAACATTGGGACATCCTGATCTGCGACGAAGCCCAGTATCTTTCCAATGGGGAATCGAAGCGAACACAGGCGATCTTTGGCACCTACAAATGGGACTACAAGTCTGAAAAATTTGAGCGCATGAAGCAACGAATGCGCTGCAACCACGTTGACAAATCCATACGGATGGCCTGTCTACGCGCCGAGTATCGCCTGATGCTGACCGGCACGCCGATGATGAAGCAGCCGAAGGATATGTGGACGATAATCCGCGACTTCGACCCTCGCGGGCTTGGCAATAACTGGGAGCACTTTGCCTTCACTTATTGCGATGCCACCATGACCGCGTTCGGGATGGACGCATCAGGCGGCTCGAACCTAGAAGAGTTGAACGAATACCTTCGACGAACCTTCATGATCCGGCGCTTGAAAAAGCACGTGCTTTCAGACCTACCGGCCAAGACGCGCGAAGTCGTGGTCTTCCCGCCCGAAGGGATGAAGCGGATCATCAAGACTGAGCGTGACAAGTTCACTAAAGCGCTGGCTATGCTCGATGCTGCCAACCTAGGAGAGGAATACAAGCCCGAGGTGGCGCTGGAAGAGCAAGACCCGGCATTTATACTCGATACAATGACACGGTTCCTTCCACAAGGATTCGATTCGCCCGAGATCGACCAGCTTGATCCGGGCGAGGTTCAGCCCGGTTTTGCTGCCTATTCCGAAGCGCGTCACGATCTGGCGCTGTCCAAGGTCCCGATGGCGGTGGAGCACATCAAGCGCCTTGTGGACGCTGGAGAGAAGGTCATCGTCTTTGCAATCCACAAGGATGTGGTTGCCAAGGTCCATGAGGCTTTTCCCACGGCCGCCCGGATCATTGGCGGTCTAGGGGCCAAGAAAGTGGAGGCCGAAAAGCTTCGGTTTCAAGGCGATAACGACAACGGCATCGAGCCCGATCCGGAATGTCGGGTCATCATCTGTAACCTCAAGGCGGGTGGTGTCGGCCACACCCTGACCGAAGCCACCGTCGTTTGCTTCCTAGAAATGTGGTCGGTGCCCGGCGACATGGAACAATGCGAGGACCGCGCCCACCGCATCGGTCTCGAACACAATGTGCTGGTGCAATATCTCGTGGTCGATGGCACCATCGACGCCCTGACAATTCAAGACCTCGTAACCCGCATTGCAATGGTGCAAGAGGGCGTAGATGGTAAACGTGCTGCTGCTTAGGAGTTTGCTATGCGTTTTGGTAAGAAAAATCTGTTCTCATTTCTTGATTGGCGGAAGGATGGTGGTGACAAA